TGGATTGGTTAGATTCTTCACCAAAGCCTACTAAATCAGAGCTTGATGCTTTATGGGTTTCTACAAAAGCACAAGCAGACCAAGCTGAAGAAAATAAAATAACAGCAAGGGCTTCTGCACTAGCTAAGCTAACTGCACTTGGCTTAACTGCCGATGAAGTTAAAGCTATATTAGGGGTAGCATAATGGCATCTACTATATCTGCTGGAACTACAAGTGGAACTGCAATAGCTATTGCTGGTGATACATCAGGTAATCTTGCTTTTCAAACTCAAAATGGTGCAAATACTATTACTGTTCCTAATGCAACAGGAACAATATTAACTACTGCAAGTACGATTACACCTTCTGATGCTTCAGTAACACAAGCTAAACTAGCAACCAATGTAGTCGGTAATGGACCAGCTTTTAGTGGGTACATATCAGGCTATCAAGGCGGTATCTCACAATCGACTTGGACTAAGGCAAGTTTAAGTGCAGAAGATTTTGATACCAACAGTAACTTTAATACCACTAATTATCGTTTTACCCCTACTGTTGCTGGTTATTATCAGTTTAATTGTTATGCAAGCATGGGTTCTGCTGGTGGAACTTATCCTAATAATGGACAAGTAGCTATTTATAAAAATGGTGGTGCAGTTTCAGCTAGTCAATTTTCTAGCGGAACAAATCAAATTTTTTCTATTGGCACTTCCGTAGTAGTTTATATGAATGGTTCTACTGATTATGCAGAATTATATGTTTATATGACTGGTGGAACTAATGGTGCATTAAATGGCGGTTCAGGTGGAACTACATTAAATGGTTGTTTAGTAAGGGCTGCATAATGACTTTATACGAAAAAATTATGGCTTTATATCCGACATTAACCGAAGCTGATTTTGGAAGATATAGTTCAATCATTCTTCAAAACGATTCAGACGGCAAAGGTGACTATATAGCTAAGTGGGAACATCCAACATTGTCTAGACCTACACAGGAGCAATTAGCATGACAATGATTATTAATGGGACTACTGGTCTTACATTTAACGATAACTCAACACAATCTACTGCTCCAACACTTGTTTATGGAGTTGAATATTTAGTAGTTGCTGGTGGTGGTAGCGGTGGTGGTCGAAATGTTGGCGGTGGAGGTGGAGCTGGTGGTGTCTTATATGGCACAAACTTAGCTTTAATTAAAGGAAATGTTTACACAGCAACTGTTGGTGCTGGTGGTGCTGGAGTTGGTGGTTCAGACGGATTAATTGGAAATACTGGAGCTGCAAGTTCTTTTGCAAGCATCTATGCTAATGGCGGTGGTGGTGGTGGCTATGGAGTTCCTCCTAATTCAGGTGGATTTTTATTAAGTGGTCGCATGGGTGGATCAGGTGGTGGCGGTGGCGGTGTTGATACTGCTCCTGGCGGTGTTGGTGGTGATGGTATTTCTTCACAAGGAAATCGTGGCGGTAATGGAGCTGCCGCAGCTTCAGGCGGTGGTGGTGGCGGTGCTAGTACTGCTGGAACAAATGCTAATGGTAATGGTGGTAATGGTGGTTCAGGGTACGAATCAAGCATTACTGGTTCTTCCGTAACTTATGGCGGTGGTGGTGGCGGTGGAGCTAATACCACTCGAGGTACTGGCGGTTCAGGCGGTGGTGGTCAAGGTGGAGCTGGAAACCCTGGTTCAGGTCAAGCATCAGGAACAGCTAATACTGGCGGTGGTGGTGGTGGAAATGGTGGATATAGTACATCTGCCACTTCAGGGTCAGGCGGTTCAGGAATTGTAATTTTAAAAATATTAACTTCACAATACTCAGGAACAACTACTGGTTCTCCAACAATTACTACTAGCGGTTCTTATACTATTGTTAGCTTTACTTCTTCAGGGAGTTATACAGCATGAGTCATTTTGCTAAAGTTATAGATGGTGTTGTTTCCCAAGTTATTGTTGCTGAACAAGATGTTATTGATAGCGGTATGTTTGGCAATGGATGGATTCAAACTTCATACAATACGCATGGAAACAGACATCATGCCGTTAATAACTACACCTATGATTCAGAAAATAATGCGTTTTCTTTAGGTGGCACTCCTTTGCGTGGTAATTACGCTGCTAATGGCTATACTTATGATTCAATAAATGATGTGTTTTATGCGCCTAAACCATACTCAAGTTGGGTATTAAATCAATCTACATGGTTATGGGAAGCGCCAATACCATGTCCTGCTGATGGAAAAAAGTATGTGTGGAATGAAACAACTACATCTTGGTTATTGGTTGAATAATGATTACTTATACATGGTCAATTTTAGAAATATTTGGGGATCAGACGATTTCCAAAGTTCGTTATTTACTGAAAGCACAAGATGAGCAAAATACTGTTGAAACTGAAGGAGAGCATACTTTCCTTGAAGGCACAATTATTAAGCCTGTATCAGAAATTAAAGAAGATGATTTAACTCGCTGGATTGAGCAAGATACTACCCAAGATGATGTAAACCTTATAAAATCAAACCTAGAAAACCAGCTAGAAGCACTAAAAACAAGCAAAAAGATTGATTTTCCTTGGGAAACCAATACTTTTAACATTGGATAAATTATGACAAAGCCGATTGATATTATTAGTAGATCGCTTAAAGACATTGGAGCTTTAGAGGCTGGAGAACAGCCTTCAGCCGATGCTGCTCAAGATGCTTTTGAAATGATGAATGACCTCATAGACCAATGGTCAAATGAGGATATGATGGTTTTTAACATTACTGAGATCATTTTCCCAGTTGTTCCAGGACAAGTTCAATATACGATTGGCCCTGATCCATCTACTGCAAACTTTATTGGAGCTTCATTTCCTGCTACTTTTTCAGGCAATGTAATGACAGTTACTGGCATTAATTCAGGAGCTGTAGCACAAGGACAATATCTTAAAGGTCAAGGCATTACTGCTGGAACTCGTATTGTTCGCTCTTTAACTGGAGCTGGCGGTAATGTAAATGAACAAGGCACTTATTTGCTTAATATTGTTCAAGGTACTCAAACCCCAGTATTTACAGGCTCAATATCAGGGACTACCCTTACTGTAACTGCGGTTACTTCAGGAGCTGTCAATGTTGGATCGGTGATTAGCGGAACTGGTATTACTGCTGGAACAACCATCAGCGCTTTAGTTAGCGGAACTGGTGGAACTGGAACTTATACAGTAAGCGCATCTCAAACTGTAGCTTCTACAACTATTACTGGAACTATTGTTCCTACAACGATAACTGCTTACTATCAAAAACCATTAGGATTAGATTCTGCCTATGTAAGGGTAAACACTAGCTCTAATGGTCAGCCTATTGCTAATGGCGGTTTAGATTACCAAATGGCAATTTTGGCTTTGGATAATTACAATTCTATTGGTTTGAAAACGCTCAATGGCCCTTGGCCTAAAGCTGTTTATTTCAATGCAAATGAGCAATCAGGAAATGTTTTCTTATGGCCTAATCCATCCCAAGGCGAAGTCCATTTGTTTGCTCAAACCATATTTAGTAACTATGGCACTATGTATGACGATATAGTTCTTCCACAAGGCTATTCAATGGCTCTTAGATGGTGTTTGGCAGAGCGTTTGATGCCTATGTATGGCAAAGCCTCTGCAACGCAAATACAGATGATTAACGCTTATGCTGCACAAGCTAAAGCAACTCTTAAACGCACTAATATGAAACCAATGCAAAGCGCTCAGTTTGCTGATGCAATGCTTTCTAGCCGTCAAAAAGATGCTGGTTGGATTCTTAATGGTGGATTCTTTAGATAAGGCTGGAAAATGGCTGATTTTGGCTTTGTTGGTTCGGCTTATGAAGCTCCTTCCATCTATCAAGATGCACAGGAGTGTATAAACTTTAGACCTGAAATTGATCCTACAAAACAACCAGGATCAAGGGGAGTTGTTGCGCTTTATCCAACTCCAGGTCTTACTAATGTCGTAACACTACAAACTGCTCAAGCTGTTAGAGGAATGAGAGCCGTTTCAGGTCAAGATTACCTTGTAGCGGTATGTGGCCCTTATGTTTATGTAATGGGAACAAACTTTACAGCAACTATTATTGGTCAATTAAATACCTCAACTGGTCAAGTTAGCATTGCCGATAATGGCACTAATGTCTATATCGTAGATGGTTCAAATCGCTATACATGGCGCATTTCTAACCCAAATTCTGCTGTATTTGAAGGCACAATTAGCGGAACTACTTTAACTGTAACTAGAGTTCTTTCAGGAACTATTGCTGCCAATCAAGCCTTATTTGGAGTTGGCATTTCTAATGAAACTGTCATTGTTTCAGGATCAGGAAGCACTTGGACTTTAAATCAAAGTCATACTATTTCTACTGCAATTCGCATGAATTCAGCTACTGTAGCTGCGGTAATAACAGCTTCTATGGCAACAACCACTTTGACTGTTAGCGCTGTAGCAAGCGGAACTTTGTATGTTGGACAGACTATTCAAGGTTCTACAGTAACGGCTAAAACCATTATTACTGCTTTAGGTAGCGGAACAGTTCTTAGCGAAACAATCGCTGCTGCTGGCACAGGATATGCAGTAAACGAAAATATAACTGTTTTGGGCGGTGTTTATGGTTCTAGCCCTGCTACTTATACAGTAACAAGTATTGGAGGCTCAGGAGCTGTTACAGGGCTTACAAGGACTTTTTCAGGTCAATATACATCTAACCCTGCAAACAATGCTTCAACTTCCTCAGATGGAGCAGGAACAGGGCTAACTCTTACTTTGACTTTTGGTACAGGAACTGGAACTACTGGTAACTATGTTATCAATAATAGCCAAACTGTTACCTCTAGAACTATGTATGCGCTGAACTTTAGCGAGTTACCAGCGACAGATGGAGCATTTACAGGCGGATCTTCTGTTGATGTAGTAGATAACTACTTTGTCTATAACAGACCTAATACTCAGCAATATGCTTCTTCTGATCTGCTTTCCCCTATTACTTATGGATTGGCTTTTGCTAGTAAATTTACAGGGCCTGATGATCTTGTTTCTTTAATTGTGGATCATGGTCAAATCTATTTATTAGGCGAAAAAACTTCAGAAGTGTGGGCAGATGTTGGAACTTTCCCATTTCCTTTCCAGCGTATTCCTGGCGCATCTAGCCAACATGGAATAGCTGCTGAATTTAGTATGGCTCGATTTGGCAATTCTTTTGCTTATGTTTCAAGAAATGATCGTGGTCAAGCCGTTATTGTGCAAATGAATGGCTATTTTCCACAAAGAATTTCTACTCATGCTGTAGAAAATACCCTTGTTAATCAATATATTGGCGATGCTGTAGCTTATACATATCAGCTAGAAGGGCATGAGTGCTATGTAGTGACATTTCCAAGCCTAGACTTAACTTGGGTTTATGACGGCTCTACCCAAATGTGGCATAAATGGCTTTGGTGCGATAACCAAAACAACTATAAGCGCCACAGATCAAACTGCGCTGCCTTTTTCCAAGGTTCAGTTTTGGTAGGAGATTGGGAGAATGGGCAGATTTATCGCTTAGATCCTAATAACTATACCGATAATGGTCAGAATATCCGTAGGATGCGTAGATGCCCTCATTTGGTAACAGACTTCCAAAGGCAGTATTTTGATGAATTGCAGATACAGTTCCAACCTGGAGTTGGATTGCAAGGCGTAGAAACTTTTCCATTGGGCGATAACGACATTGGTATAAACCCTCAAGCTATGCTGAGATGGTCAAATGATGGCGGTTCTACTTGGTCAAATGAGCATTGGGCTGGTATTGGTAAAGTCGGTAAATACCAAAATCGTATTATTTGGCGCAGATTAGGTCAGGCAAGGGATCGAATCTATGAAGTCGTAGTTACTGATCCAGTTAAAGCGGTGATAGTGTCTGCTAACTTAAAAGCATCAGTTGGAGAAAACTAATGGCTAATCAGATATTTGGGCCAAGCCAAGATAATCCTTATCCACAGACTGATTTTATGGATGAGCAGACCAAAAGACCGACAAGAGCTTGGCAGATTTTCTTTTCAAATTTGCTTAATTTTAATAGAACAGCGCCTTCAGCAACATCAGGGGGGGCTGTTTTGCCAGCTAATCCTGTAGGATTTATTGAAATGTCTGTTAATGGCAAGATCTATAAAGTGCCTTATTACAATGTCTGAACTTCAAGTCATAATAGAACAAAAGGTGCAAGAACTTGAAAAGCACTTTTTAAAAGAAAAACAGGCTGATTGCCCTGTAAAGCATATATTTGCTCCTAATATCTACATTAGAGAAGTATCCATTCCAGCAGGAACATTTTCTATTGGGCATTATCAGACTACTGAGCATTTAAACATTATGCTCAAAGGTCGAGTAACAATGGTTAATGAGGATGGATCGCATACAGAATTGGTAGCTCCTCAGACTTTTGTTTCAAAGCCAGGTCGCAAAATAGGCTATATCCATGAAGATATGGTTTGGCAAAATGTCTATTCAACTAATGAAACTGAAGTAGAAAAGCTAGAAGCTATTTATTTAAATAAAAGCATTACTTGGCAAGAAAATCAAAAATCACAGGAATTACTTCTTACTTTAGACCATTCGCCTGATATTGCCGATTATTATTTGGCAATAGCAGAGTTTGGATTTGACCATGAAACAGTCAGAAAACAGACTGAAAACATGGAAGATCAAATTCCTATGCCTTTTGGCAATTACAAAATAATGGTTGCTAATTCAAGAATTGATGGAAAAGGTGTATTTGCTACAGGCAATATTGCAGAAAGTGAAATTATTGCTCCAGCTCGTATTAATGGCAAACGAACCCCTGCTGGTAGATACACAAATCATTCAAAAAATATTAACGCAATCATGGTTTTAAGAGATAATGGGAACATTGATTTAGTGGCAAAAAAGGCTATAAATGGATGCCAAGGTGGTAATTTGGGCGAAGAAATTACTATTGACTATCGGCAAGCATTAAGCCTTGCAATAAGGAGAGATTAAATGTCAGCAGTCGCAACAGCAATCGTAGGAGGCGCAGTTATTGGCGGTTACATGACCAGCCAAGCAACTAAAAGCGCAGCTCAAACTCAAGCCGATGCAGCAGCTAGAGCGCAAGGTCAATTATTGGCAACTGGAGCAGCAGCAGCTGATGTTTATAACCCTTATGTCAATAAAGGAGTTACAGCTCTTAATAAAATGAGTGAAGATCCTTATTTTACTCAACAATTTACTAATAAAGATTTAAATGCTACTTTAGCTCCTGGTTATGACTTTAGATTGCGTCAAGGTCAGCAAGCTAATATGATGGCTAGTAATGTTGGTGGCGGAGCTATAGGTGGTAATGCTTTGCGTAGTTTACAGGATTATAGCCAAAACTTTGCTTCAGGCGAATATGCCAATGCTTTTAATCAATTTCAAGTTCAAAGAGGTAATATTTATTCTAACTTGCAAAATATTGCATCTATGGGATTAACAGGAACAACTGGTCAAGCCAACGCAATGATTGGAACTGGCACAAATGTTGCAAATTTAACTTCTGCTGCTGGTAATGCTCAAGCTGCTTCTCAAATTGCACAAGGCAATATTTATGGTGGCATAGCTAATACAGCAGGAAATGCAGCAGCTTATTATGCTATGAATAATATGAATCAGCCAATTAATTCAACGCAAGCTGCAATGGGTGGTAATGCAGGAGGAGGATCATTTACTCCCACTTCAGGCAATTCTTTTGCTGTTTCTCCAGTTCAAGTAGCATAAGGAATAAATCATGCCAGCACTTAGCTCTCTACCTGATGCAAGCATTTATGGAAATGCTCAAGCTCCACAAGCAACATCTATACAGGATTTAGTTAATCTTGGAAGATCTAATCTTGCTTTGCAAAAAGAAAAAGAATTATTTCAGCCTTCTATTGAAAAAGCCAAAGCTGAAACTTCTACTGCCGTTACTGGTGCTGAAAAAGCAAAAGCAGGACTTCAAAAAGATTATTTTGGTATTGCTGCCGATGAAGCAAATGCTTTAGTTGATGATCCAAGATTAAAAAATGTTAATCCTAAAGACAGTAAAACAGTTACTGCTGCTGGAGATGCTTTGGTTGGGGCTACTGAGCGTATGATTAAGCAAGGAGTTCCTGCTCCTATGGCTCATACCATTACAGCTAAATATTTTCAAATGCTTAACGATCCAAACCAAGCAGGAAATATTCGTCAAGATATGCTGAATTCAATTCAAGCTCGTATAGGCGCAACTGGTCAGCAAGGACTTCAAACTCCTCAATACACTACTAATGCTGCTGGCGAGATTATTGGTCTTAAATCAGGGCCTAATCAAATTGTTTCTCCAAGCGAGGGTAACGCTCAAGTTGGTGCTTCTACTGCTCCTACTACAGGCGCTCCTGCTCAGTTGCAAGGACAGTTTGCTCCTAAAAAGCTAAATCCATCTAGAGCTGATGTGGCATTTGCTACAACTCCATCAGAAATTGCTTCTAAAGATTTGACTGAAACTATGGCTTTGGCTAAAGGTGCAGAACCTAGAATTGCAACATTTCAAAACATTAAAAAACTTTCTTCTGAAGCATTTACAAGCACAGGCGGTGCTAGAAAAGAATTGGCATCAGGCATTGCTCAAGCACTTGGAATTGATATTTATACAGCCGAAAAAACTGCTACAGATGAATTGGCTAAAAATTCAGCAATGCTAACCTTAACTGGTGGCAATACTGATTTGGCTCGTCAAATTGCAGAAGCAGCCAATCCTAATAAGAAAATGACTGAAGGCGCTATCAAGTTAATGGCAGATCAGCTTATTGGTGTTGAACGCTTAAATCAAGCAAAAGCTACTTATTTGGGTAATGTTAAAAATCCTCAAGAGTATCAAGATAAGATGGCAATTTTTAATAAAATTAATGATTACAGAATTTTCCAAGAATCTAGTCCTGAAGAAGTTAGAAAGCTAAAGGCTTCTATGAGTCCTGATGAACAAAGACGAATGGGCGATAAGATTAAATTGGCTAAATCACTTGGATTGCTATAACTATGGCTAATTTTGCTGATCTTTGGGAAGCAGCGCCAGTTGATAGATTTGGCGGTTTAAATGAGGATATGTCTAGCAGGCTTAGAGCTGCTAATGATGCTTGGCAAGCTAAAACAGGCAGAGAATTGCCTTTAACTAGCGGAGCAAGATCAACCGAAGAACAAATACAGCTATTTGGAAAAAGAAAATCTAACCCTAATTTGGTGGCAAAGCCTGGCACAAGTTTGCATGAAAAAGGTATGGCTGCGGATATTTCTTCTGAAGTTCCTGCTGCATTTTTAGATCAATTTGGACTTCATAGACCATTTGGATCTAAAGATCCAGTTCATGTAGAGATTAACCCAAAATCTTCTTATGTTGCTAAAGGCCCATCAGTAACAGTTGCTGGCGCTCCTGCAAGCACTAGCTTTGCTGATATTTGGACTGAAGTTGGCGATGTTGCGCCTTCAGATGGCAAAAAAGTTGAAAAACCAGCTATTAAGCAAATGGGCGAAATGTCTAAAAAATTGGGCAAAGAATTTGTAAAACCTTTATCTGAAATATCTGCTAAAGATTGGCAAGAAAAGAGCTTATTAGCTCCTGTTATTGAATATACAGCTTCAAGCCTTGGCATCCCAGGTTTTACTGAAACTGATAAAAAAGCTGCCGAAGAAAAGTTAATTAAAAAAGGTAAGAGTTTTGTTGAGGGTGTCAGCAAGTTTGCTCAAAGCCCAGTAGAAACTACAAAACAAGCATTAAGCGCAATCGCAGAGAATCCTGGTGGATTTGCTGGAGAGGTTGTTAAGAGTGCAATTTATGATCCTGAACAATTTGTCGCTATTCCTGGCGGTGCAAAAGTTCTTGAAAAAGTGTCTGAAGGTGGTTCAAAAGCTAAAGCTGTTTTGGGCAAAAAGTTTGAAGAAGCATTTCCTAAGATGGAAGAAGTTAAGCCAACTATGGCTGGAGTTGGGGCTGCACAAGTTTCCAAAGAAACTGTATTGCAAGATGCAATTTCTAGAGCAAGTCCTGAATTAAAACAAGAATTACAAAAGCTAAAGCCTGAACAAGTAAATGCTCCTGTATTAGAGCGCCAGCTAGAAGCTGATTCTTTGCCTATTCCTATTCGTTTATCTGAGGGTCAAGCGACTAGAAGCCCTCAGTTATTTTCTGAAGAAATGAATAGCAGAGGTAAAAATCCTGAATTAGCCAATAGATACAATGAGCAAAATAGACAGCTTGTTGAAAACATTGATGCCATTAAAGAAAAAGCTTCTCCTGATGTGTATGGAACAAACCATGTAGAAAATGGTCAATCTTTAATTGATTCATATAAAGATATTGATAAAGCTAGATTAGAAGTCATTGGAACTAAATATCAAGCATTAAGAGATGCTGCTGGAGGCGATTTTCCTATAGATGGTGTAGCTTTTGCTGAAAACGCTTTAAATTCTTTAAAGAAAAATCTTAAAACAGAGTTTTTGCCTGATTCGATAATGAGGCAAGTTAATGCGTTCAAGCGTGGCGAACCCATGACTTTTGAGCAGTTTGAGGCAATGAGAACCAACCTTGCTTCTGAAATGCGTAAAGCCGATAGAGCTGGAGATGGAAACGCTGAATTTGCTCTTGGAAAAGTAAGGGAGGCTTTAGAAGATTTGCCTTTAATTGGCGAAACCAAAGAATTAAAAGTTTTGGCTGATGATGCTAGATCTGCTGCTAAACAGCGTTTTGATTTAATTAACCAAGACAAGGCTTACAAAGCTGCTATTAATGGAAAAGTTCAAGCTGATGATTTTATTCAAAAGTTTGTTGTTAATGGCAAAAAAAATGATATTGACATGATGGTTTCTCATTTGGGAGCAGACTCTCAAGCTAGACAAGTTATGGCTGCTGGAATTGTTAATTGGCTTAAATCTAAAGCTGGAATATTGCCTGATGGATCAGGAACATTTACGCAAAAAGGATTTAATCAAGCTCTAAGCAATGTTGATCCTAAAATTTTAGCTATTGTTGGCCCTGAAGTTAATTCTCAATTAAAAGCATTGGGCAAGACTGCAAGAAACATTCAAGAAAGACCAGCAGGAGCTTATGTAAATGAATCTAATACATTTACTTCAGCAATGGCTGAAAAAGGTAAAAAAGCAGCAGAAATTGGTTTAAATTACACTTTGGGTGGAAATGTCATTCCTGTTGGAACAATAGCAAGAAGCGCAATTCATAATGTTAAAGAAGCTCAAAAAATTAAAGAAGCGTTAAAACCAGGCGCAGGAATCAAACTTAAAGACATAGGCAAGGAATAATCATGGCATCAGTTCTTTTATCCCCATACGGAATCGGTCAGCAATTTTTTGATGACAATGGAGTTCCTTTAGCTGGAGGTTTGATTTATACCTATCAAGCTGGATCTTCTACTCCATTAGTAACCTATACAACTAATGCTGGAACGATTGCTAATGCAAACCCTATTGTTTTAGATGCTGCTGGTCGAGTTCCACAAGAAATTTGGCTACTTACTGGCTATTCATATAAGTTTGTTCTTCAAACAGCAAATTCTGTATTGATCCAAACATTAGATAATATTTATCCAATTCTGCAAAATGCTCCTGCATCAGCCCCTGCTGTTCCTACTGGAGGAATTATTCTTTGGTCAGGATCTACTGGTTCTATTCCTGCAACTTGGTATTTATGCGATGGAACAAACGGAACTCCTGATTTACGCAATAGCTTTATTGTTGGAGCTGGATCTACTTATGCTGTAAATGCAACTGGTGGTTCTGCCGATGCTATTGTTGTTTCTCATACTCATACTGCAAGTGTTACTGATCCTACTCATACTCATGCAACTAGCCCTGGAACATCTTTAGTTGGAACTGCCCAACAAAATGCTCCTGGTGGTGCGGTAGCTAATCCAGGAACACCAGCAACATTAAGTATTGTTGCAGCATCAACTGGAATTAGCGTAACTAATGCTACTGCTGGTGTAAGCGGAACTAACGCTAATCTTCCTCCTTACTATGCTCTTGCTTACATTATGAAGGGCTAAGCGTGGATATGTCATTTGAACTCGATCCAGTTAAATACGGAATTCTTTGGAATACTGTAGAGAATAACGAAAAGCAATTAGAACTAATGTCGCAAAAAATTGACAAAATGGAGTCTAAATTAGAGGAGCTTGTCGCACTTGCAAATCAATCTAGAGGTGGCTTTTGGGTTGGAATGGCTATCGTATCTGCAATTAGCGGAATTGTGGGATTTATTGGAAGCCATTTCTCAGGAAAATGAAAATGTATGTCCGATCCGTATGGAATTGCAGAAGGAGTAAAAGCTCTTAGTGGATCTATAGATGCGACTAGAGAAGCCAGTAAGGGGCTATCTAGCTCCATAGAAAACATTCAAAAAGATGGATTAGAAGTAGCTCAAAAGCAAGCCAATGAACGGATTAGATCAAGGCGAGAAACAGAGTTTAAGAAGGAAAGAGCGTTAATTAAGGCTTTAGATTCTTGGAAGCATAAGAAGCAAATAAGTGATGAAGAAGCAAAGTTAAAAATAGACTTTGTTAAGAAATACGGAGCAAAAGAGTGGGAAGCGGTGCTAAAAATAAAGTTAGATATAGAGAATATGCAACGCAAAGACAACGAAGAATATCAACATGATTTAAAAGCAGTTCGCAGAGTTCAGTTTTATTGTTTTCTAGCTGCATTAATGGTCACTTTGTGGCTTAAATTTGTTTTAGGAGCTTTTTAAATGTTTCCATTAGGCGCATTACTAGATATTGGCGGTAAGCTAATTGATAAATTCTTTCCTGATCCTGAGCAAAAAGCTAAAGCACAGCTAGAGTTATTGCAGATGCAGCAAAATGGCGAATTAGCTCAAATTGCAGCAGATACTGCGGAGCAACAAGAACTTACTAAAAGACAGCAAGCTGATATGGCTTCTGATTCTACTTTGTCTAAAAATATTAGACCTTTAACCCTTATATTTATTTTGGCTGTTTATACATTTTTTGCTTTTATGTCTATGCTTGGGCATGAAACCAGGGGAGCTTATGTAGAGCTGTTAGGTCAATGGGGTATGTTAATTATGTCTTTCTATTTTGGGGGTCGCACTCTAGAAAAGATCATGGATATGAAAGCTAAAAAAGAATGACATCAGAGCAATTACAGGCTTTAGGAATAGATCCTAAATGGCTTGATGGATTAAACGCTACTTTCAAAAAGTATGAAATAAACACTCCGAAGCGCCAGGCAGCTTTTATTGGACAATGCGGTCATGAATCTGCCTCATTTAAAGTCTTAGAAGAAAACCTCAATTACAGCGCTAAAGGCTTAGTTGCTACATGGCCTAGTCGATTCCATAACATTGAATTTGCCTCAGAGTATGAGCGTAAACCTGAAAGAATTGCCAATAAAGTTTATGGTGGCAGAGCTGATCTAGGAAATACTGAAGATGGAGATGGTTGGCGATTTCATGGAAGGGGTCTAATTCAGCTCACAGGGCGGTCAAACTATACAGTATGTGGACTAGCCCTAGGAAAGCCTTTTGCGGAGCATCCTGAGCTTATTTTAGAGCCTGAGAACGCTTGTCTATCTGCTGGCTGGTTCTTTAACAAGCGTGGCTTAAATGCGTTGTCAGATAATGAAGATTGGGCTACCATGACCAAGCGGATCAATGGTGGCACTATTGGGTTACAAGATCGTATTGATCGAATTCATAAAGCAATGGACATACTAGGAGCATAAAATGATTAAAGAAACAAAAAAACATGAAAAGCGTGAGGAAGCGCAAGTAATTAAACTGCGTAATGCTGTTTATGAAGTTAAACAAGAACTAAAAAAACATGAGAAAGAGCCTATGAACAAGGCTCATCCCATGAAAGGTTAAAGTTTTTTAAATTCCTGTTCCATATCTTTAAGGGTAAACATACGGCTTTTAATCCAAGCCATAGTCCAAACTTTTAAAGCAACTTCATTGGTGTTAAAGACATCAGGAAAAGTTTCAAAAAACTGTCTTTCGCACTCATCTTCAGGAATTGCTATTTCTCCAGCAAAAGGGATTTTTTCGTAAATCATTTGATCCTCGCAACTTTGGCTTTACGCAATACAGCCTCGTATTGTTGTTTAGCCTGGTCATCTAGTTTACGCAACGGAAGATTTTGCCAGTAAGCCCATTTATCTATATATTCCTGTAATTCTGATGGAGGAGTCCATCCAGCAAGCCTCCATCGAATCGTAATATCAGTTCCTGAAACAGTCCAAATATGTTCGTTGTTCATATTTCTCCTTAGAATGGTGGATCATCCAAATCATTAGATTGCTTTGCTGGAGCTGCTCCTTTTTCTTCAGGTTCATTTAAATAAGCAAAGATTGAACCCTCTTTCATGGCATAGATAGGCAAAGACTCAATTTTGAGCATAAGGCCATGCTTAGTTTCCATGATGACTCCAATAGACTGATAACGCTTTTTCATTTTGCCATCGGTCTTATCTTCATACTCTGATACTGCTGCTTTTACGAAATATTTAATTGCCATTGCGCTTCTCCATAAGATTTACTTCAACTTCTACTTCACTTAAAAATTGCTTAATTTCTGTTTCCATAAACAAAATGAACTCAGGATCTCTAGGAACATGAACAATCAATAATTGACTGCGCTCAGGCATCCTTGGATCAAAACTTACAAAGTCGCACCATTTAGCCCCTGTAGCTGCCATTTGAGCCTGCATCTGAATAACATATTTGTTAGGTGGTTCATTGGCTTTTATGTAGCCCCAATGCGTAGCAGAGTTTGGACATTTAATTTCAATAAGACCATCGTTTCCAACCAAGCCATCAGGAGAACAACCAAAGCCAGCAATAGTAGGATGATTGACAAAGGCGATCTGATCCACAAAATTGCCTGTTTTAACTTCATAAGCAACCCTGGCTTGCGGTTCTGTTTGAGTTCCCCATTGCATAGCTTCATTTTGGTATGATTCCTCTATGGTCTTTGTAACTCGTTGCAAGGCAAGCTCAATCAGATAGTTACCTCGACTAGCTGAGGGGCCTGATTTTGTCTTAGCCAGTATATCTGCAACCCTAGAAGCGGTAACTTTTCCTAATCTAAGTTGATGCCATTCATCAGTTCCTTGTTGTATGCAAGCAACTCTATCTTCTGTTGTAAAAGTTGTCATTTCTCTTGTGCCTTTCTTAGTATTGCTCTAGCAAAATCCCTATATGCAAAAGTTTCATTTATAAGATTGCAATTCAACACAAACACTTTTTCTATTTCCTCATCTGTTAGTGTCTTTAATTGTGGCGAACAAGTGTGAATAGAATCGCTTGTAACTTTTTGACCACAACTTAAACAAGCAGTCCACGCTACTGGTTTATTGTTCATCATTCCATCCATATATAAATAAGCATTGCACCAATTACTAACCAGGTTACTGCTCCAGTAAAAGCTAAAAATGCTATAAAAATACTCATTTGCGAGCTTCCTTTTCTTTTCTTAAAAATTCATCAAAAATGGCTTTATGCTCCCAATTCTGCTTTTTTGGCATCTTTGGCTGCGGAAATCTTAGCGACTGCTGATTTATCTTTTGAGAGCTGGTGATAGGCATTACCATAAATTGTTTTGAGTTCATCTATGTCTTTCGCTGTATTAATTGCTTTTACCCAAATATCTGCTTGGCTGGTTAAATCCACAACTTCTTCTTCAGGCAGATCCTCTCCAGCATAGATATACAACGCAAGGCCATGCAGAGCTATTGCCTTAACCAGGCATCGTTGCATAGCGGTATTTACAGCCATTGCATCAGGGTTTTGAATAGCCTTGTTTTGATTGTTAATGACAGGCATCTGAGCTGTCATCGTTTTGCCAAAAGCGGTTACTGAGCAAAATACCATCAAAGTTTCAGCAAAGTAAACTGGATCACCATAAGTCCAAGTAGCTTGAGGATCTTGTTGGAGGAGCTGATCTACAGCCCATGACCATGACAGATAGGTAAATTTACCTTTTTTCTCTGTATGCTCGTTTACATTGATTTTGCGTAGTTCTAAAAATTTAGTCATCACTTTTTCCTTAGTCGTTGATTTCTCGTTCTGCTGCATTTTGGGCATAGTGTTCCATGTAATCCAAAGCCATCATCATTACTTTTCTACCAATTTGTTCGTAATCTTGGGTATCAATAATGGCTTGTAGGGAATCAGCTCGTTCTTTATCTAGATCCCCCATAGCTTCTGCAACTGCTTGAGTTGTTCTGTAATCGTATTCAGCGCCTGGCTTCATTAGCTCCCAAGTGCGCTCCTCGATCTCATCTGAGCGATCATCGTAATCGTCAGGCTCGTAGTAATGGTCATGTAAGCGACTCATATTAGAACCCTCCTAATAGGCCGTAAGCAAACATAGCTCCAAAAGCTATCCCAGTTACTACAACTGCTGTCCATTCAATTATTGCTGTTTTCATCACTTACTCCTTCACTTGGTTAAAAAATCTACTGCTTGAATAGAACTATATCATATCCATTACCTTGCAAATACTTTTTTTATCTTTTTTGTTGCTAAATCGCACAAATCTATGATATTGTTCATTTCAGGAGGATTTATGAATGAAATAAAACAGCTTTTACAAGTGGAATTTGGCACTTTGGATGAGCTATCTAAGCTGCTAGGAGTGAGAAATTCTGCGGTATATCAATGGGTTGCGAGAGGCTATATTCCTATTCGCCATCTTAGAAAATTAAGCACTTTATCTGAGGGTCGCTTGACCAATGAAATGCTTAGACCTGATCTATTTAAAAAGGATTGAAATGAACTTTTACCCATTTCATATTGGGGATTACATCAGCCATACCTCTCATTTAAGTAATGAGGAGGACTTGGCTTATAGGCGAATGATTGATCTTTATTACATGACTGAACAGCCGTTCAACGACAGTTCAACTGTAGCAAGACGAATTCGATCATCCGTTGAAACTGTTGATGCAATATTGCAAGAATTCTTTATTTTTGATGAAGATAATTGCTGGCATAACAAGCGAGTTGATGAGGAAATCGCTAAGTACCATAGCCGTCTAGACCAAGCCAGTAAAGCAGGAAAGGCATCTGCTGAAGCTCGGTTAAACAAGCGTTCAACATCCGTTCAACCAACCAAGAACCAAGAACCATTAACCAAGAACCAAATAAAGACTACTCCTAAAGTCGTAACTCCTGACGGAGTTAGTGTTGATTTATGGAATGATTTTTTGGTTTACAGGAAAAGATTGAAAGCTCCAGTAACGGATCGAGTTCTTGCTAGGCTGATAAAAGAAGCTGAATTAGCCAAGATGCCATTGGATCAAGTGCTAGAAACAATCATTTTTAAAGGCTGGAGATCATTTGAGGCAAGCTGGATTCAACAAGCACAGCAGAAATCCACAGAATTGCCTTTAGGAACTGAGCAACAGATTGAGGAGGCATACAGGGTCGAATGTGGAGGAGATCCTCGCCTGGCTCGTTTTAACAGTTATTTTGAGATGAAAAAGTTTATTCAGGATCAGCGAGATAAAAAAAGGAAGGTGGCATGAATGAGTTGGCTCTTTTCGCAGGCGCTGGTGGAGGAATACTTGGGGGACACCTTCTTGGATGGAGAACAGTCTGCGCTGTCGAATGGGAAGCCTATCCAGCAAGCGTATTGTGTGCCAGGCAAAATGACGGACTTTTGCCGAGTTTTCCAATTTGGGATGATGTTCAAACCTTTGACGGAAAGCCTTGGAGAGGAATTGTTGATGTTGTATCAGGAGGATTTCCTTGCCAAGACATCTCAGCAGCAGGAAGGGGGGGGGGAATCGAGGCAGAGCGATCAGGAATGTGGAAAGAAATGGCTAGAATCATTGGCGAAGTTAGACCTAGATACGCTTTTGTGGAAAATTCCCCAATGCTCACTTCTAGAGGACTTGGAACAGTCCTTGCAGACCTGGCCCAAATGGGGTTCGATGCGGAATGGGGAGTGCTTTCAGCAGCCGATGTTGGAGCAAACCATAAAAGAGAAAGAATTTGGATTGTTGCAAAAATATCCAACTCCAAGTGCAAGCGATGGACAGAGGGGAACAATGCCAAATTGGAAACCAATAAGACCATCAGGGCATCCAGCTCAATACCCTTTAAATCAAGCATTAAGGGACTTGACAGGAATAGTTGGAAAACCGAACCCAATATTTGTAGAGTGGTTAATGGGATGGCCTCTGCAATGGACAGACTTAAAGCCATTGGAAACGGACAAGTTCCCCTTTGTGCAGCAACAGCATGGAATTTGCTTAGAAAAAGAATAGATGGATGAACAAAAACATAAACATCGTTGTGCAGTTCGCCAGCTCATCATGTGGCGCAGGATTTGGGGTTTAAAGGTTTTTAGGGAATATATGCACAAGCATAAGTTGGATTGGAAGTTGGTAAGAGATTTTGAAGATCAATGGGTTAAAGGCAATCGAGCTGATGAAAAAGGAGAATGGAAATGAGTTTAGAAAAGTTAGATGAAGATAGGGTTGAAAAAGCATTAATTTACCTTTCAACTACCGATGAGGAACATGCAACCCTAGGGTCTGAGGTTAAAAGGCTTGAGGAAGGCATTAAACAAGCCAAGGCGCACTCTTTTTTGGTAGCTGAGGGGACAGTCGCAGAAAGGGAAGCAAAAGCCGTAGCAAGCCTTAAATTTGGTAACGCAGTAGAGCTTTGGATTGAGGCTTACAAAGAGTTCAAGATTTTAGATAACAAACGCAATACCGAGATCCGTATTACGGAACTTTGGCAAACACTATCAAGCAACCGAAGAAAGGGTTCAGTATGAAAGATTATTCAATGCCGTATTTAGTAATTCACAGCCTATTGAAGAAATATCAGGACAACATGAACAATAGGAACACTAATCGAGCTTATGAGCTGGCTTCAGACATTGTTGAAATGGCCTTGATGCTACAAGATATTGCAGACGATCATGAAAATAAAAAAGTTTGACCAGGCTTTACATGATAAATACGATCCTCCAGCGAGGAAAGCTGTATCCGATTGGATACAAATGAAGTGGGGTTTACAAGCGATTGATAACCCTGATATTTATGGAACAGACCTGATTATTTACAGAAATGGTAATCCAGTAGGATCTGCGGAGGTAGAAGTTCGGCAATGGAGTCCAGTTTGCCCATTCTATACAATCCATGTTCCAGTAAGAAAAGTAGAAATGCTTGAAGTTCCAAATACGCTGTTTTTTGCTTTAACCCATGATATGAGCCATGCTTACTTAATTCGAGGTAATGAGGCTCTAAAATACAATCAAGTGGAAATGCAAGATGCTACAAAACATGAGTTTTATTACGATGTGCCTAAACATCTTTTTAAATACATTGACTTAACACAACCATTTTGACTACAAAAATTGAAAAATTACGATTTAGAAAAATTGCAGATATTGGCTGCATACTCTGCTATACACAAAACAACCCTGGCTCATTTTGCGAAATCCACCATATCCGCAGAGCTGGACAACGAAAAACAGCACCAACAATCGGACTTTGCCCAATACATCACCGATTCCATCTTGGTATTCACCACCTTGGAAGGCGAGCTTGGGAATCTACTCACTCAACGACAGAGGAAGCTCTGCTTGAACTCACCGATAGGCTTTTAAATGAGTAGCTGGCTAATCATTGTTACTGGATTGATTTACTTCTACATTGGCTTAGAACAAGGCTTTAAAGGCAATATGCCTATGGCTGTTGTATATACAGGCTATGCTTTTTCTAATGTTGGTTTGTATATCATGGCTAAATAAAATATACAAAAACTTATATAAATGTTTAATATACGATACATTTTTTATTAAAGTTTCATGCACTTCTAAGTATCAAACTTTACAATTCCAGCGGATCTAATCCAAGCTCATCAGCTACTAATTTGCAACGAACTCTAAATGGTTTGCCATGTTGCGCCCATTTATTGCCTTCTTGACGATAAAAGCTCATGTGAATCATTTCATGAGCCAAGGTTGTAATAACAGTATAGTAATGACCGCACCTTCCTGAAGATATAGTTATCGTATGCTCGCATTTCTCGCCAGTATCGTATAGGTAAGTTCCCATCACTTCAGGATCAGGAGTAACAACAAACTCTATTTCTTCAGGTAATGGCATCTTCCATTTGGTGAATGGATAACAGCAATACAGGCTTGCATATAAGTTTTTTAATACTTCAGGATTTAATCTCATACAGTTCACCCCTAAAAAACACAAGGCCCTCATCTTCATTAATGACTTGCACCAACTCAGGAGGCATTAGATGACCATTAATATAAGTAAGAACAGCAAATCCTGCCCTCCAATTAACGCTTGAATCTTCATGATATAAGAACTGCTCATCCTTAACTGCTGCCATCATTCCAGTATCAACACCATAAAGATCGCCTGAATAATTAGTCCAAGGAATGACTTTTAAAGAGTGCAAATGGCCTGTTACCATTGATTTGCCTCCTTTTAGGACATTGTTATACACAGCATGAATACCATTGTGCCAACGATGCTTAACCATTGTATTGTCGTTAATCATGACAGACCAGCTATAAGACCAGCCAGGCAAATGATCTGCAAGGGACATACCTTTGACACCTTCATATTGCGGAAGAACATTAGACAATTTGCCATCAAATCTTAGATCATGGTTTCCTATGGTGCGATGCAATAAACAGCCAGGAGGTTTAACTTTTTCAATATCGCCAAGCCTGTTTTGAACTTCTTCTAGCTCTTGTTGGACTGTAGGATGCTGCTGATAACCTATTCGATGATGTTGGCTAACTGTTGCAAAGTCGAACAAATCACCATTTAAAATCACCATTTTAGGTTTTAATTGTTTTGTAAAATAAACAAAAGCTCGATGAGCCGTAGAGATATAGCTTGGGTTGTAATGGCAATCTGATCCAACCATAACAATGCCATTTTTTAATTCATATTCACAACGCACTTTATTTTCAGGAATAATAAATTTAGGAATACCCCTATTGTCATTAGATTCAAGCAGAATATCGTATTTTTTTTCTATATTTTTTCTTCGCATATTTATGTTTCTAACATCAACATTCAATACCCTAGCCACTTTTGTAGGGGATCTATGCTCTTTAAATAATGATATAAACTCTTGATCACTACATGCTGGTTTGCTCATGACAAGCCTTTATGATGGTAAAGTTAGCTGATACTAATCTATTTTAGAGATAAATCAATGACTTATTACGCTAAAAGAGTTGATTCTAACCAAAAAGAAATTGTTAAAGCATTTAAAGAGCTTGGTTGTTCTGTTTTTGATACCAGTAGGATCGGACAAGGCTTTCCTGATTTAGTTATTGGCAAAAACCAAATAACAGTATTGTGCGAGATAAAGAAGGATGACAAAGCCAAATTTACGGCAGCTCAAGATTTATTTATGATGAACTGGAGAGGCTCAACTGTTGTTAGAATTAACGATATTGATGGTGCAATAAGATTAGTTAAACTGCTTGACAATGCCAATCAATAAGGCAAAATATGGTTTCAAACCCCATTTCTATAGGAGAAAAACATGGGCAAAATGGATTCTATGAAGGGTATTCCTTCAGTAACTGGTGCTAAAGCTCCTGCTGGCGCAACTTCCTCAGACAAAACTGGTGAGCGCATGGAGAAAAAAGTTGGCGGTGTAGCAATGGGTATGCAAGATGCTACAGGCAAAGACAAGCAATTCAATACTGGCAAAACTGCTGGTGTTTGTTATGAGCATAAGCGTGGTGACTGCAACCCTTGCTAAAAGCGAAATGCCCTAGCGTGAAGGTCTAGGGCATCTCTAACCAACCTAGTAATCGGAGAACTAGATGGCTGTTGTAAATTCTAAAGATGGTTGTCTATCCTGTATATATTTCCTAAATACAGACAATGACTTTATTGGATCTTGTAGAAGGTATCCTCTTTACCAAAACAGACACAGCTCAGAATGGTGTGGGGAATTCTCGGCTATTCCTCCAAATCCTGTATTTGAAACTATGGTTCAGGACATCGAAATTGCTACGGAAACTAAAGAAGATCCTAAAGAAAAGCGTAAAAAAGTCCTTGAAGAAGCATCAAAGGTAGAGCCTAAACCTAAAGGCAGACCTAAAAAGGTATGAAGCTCAAACCCTTAGCCGATAAGATCGTAGTCAAGCCTGATATTAGAGAACTTAGCTCTGTCATTTTTGTTAAAAACAAAGAAACAGACAATATGGGAACTGTAGTCGCTGTAGGCCCTGGCAAAGTAATCAATGGTCGCAGGCAAGAAATGCCCATTCCTGTAGGCTCTTATGTTCGATTTGGCACTATGAACGATGATTCAGAAGCTGAATACCTTAAATACTTTGAATATTTTGAAGATAATGAGCGTTATTTAGTGATGAGTTGGCAAGATGTCTGTTTCATAACCGAAAAGGAGCAAGCATGAAGGAAATTGAAGTATTTGATGAAACCTCATTGATTGAGAAGATCATGGGTCATTTTGGCTGGTATAAGGTCAAAAAGGTTGAATTACCGATTGAAAACCTTGAAATCAACCATACATTCATCATGAAAGATATGAAGCCTGAGATGCCTAAAGCTCCTGTCAGGAAACCAGCAGCTAAAAGACCTAGAAGAAGAACCCCTAGATCTGATTTTAAATTTGGAAAGGATGCTAAAAATGGCAACTAAACCTGGCTTGTATGCCAATATTCATGCAAAACAAGAGCGAATTGAGAAACAAAAGGCATCAGGCGCTAAGAAAGTAGAAACCATGCGTAAGCCTGGCACTAAAGGCGCTCCTACTGCACAAGCATTTAAAGATTCAGCAAAGACAGCAAAGAAGAAATAATCATGGCTACTAAAAAACATGACAAGCCAATAGAGCATAAAACTGTAGGTAAGGGTAAAACCTATAATCCTACAGAAAAAGGCGCTGGAATGACTGCTAAAGGCAGAGCTGAATACAACACTAAGAACAATGCCAATTTAAAAGCCCCTGCTCCAAATCCTAAGACAAAGGCTGATGCTGGTCGTAAAGCATCGTTTTGTGCAAGGATGGAGGGAGTTGTAAAGAACGCTAAAGGCCCTGCGGAGCGAGCCAAAGCATCATTAAAGAACTGGAACTGCTAATGCCTCTCAAAAAATCACCTACTAAACAAGCCTTTCAATCCAATGTGAAGGCAGAACTATCTGCTGGAAAGAAACCAACTCAGGCAGTCGCTATTGCTTATTCTGTTCAAAGAGAAGCTAAAAGCAAGAAAACTAAACCAAAAAGAGCCTAACAATGAGCGAAATGCAATCCCTAGAATGTGAATACCGAACTTTCTTGCTAGCGGTATATCTGATTGCTGAGTAGCTCACCAAACAAAGGAAATTAAATGATTACCCTAAAAGACCTATCAATTCAAGATGTTGAGTTTATGATTGGCGCTCTCTCAAAAGGAGAATATAGCCTAGTAGCCCCTGTAATTGACAAAATCAAAGTTCAAGCTATTCCACAAGCTCATGCCATGATGCAAGCAGAAGCAGATGCAAAAGCTCAAGAAATGGTAGAAAATGGCGAAAAGGCTACTGAAGAACCAAAATGAGCGAAACAGCAAATCCTGTAGGCAGACCAACTGAGTATGATTCATCATATTGTCAGAAGGCTATTGAGCTTGGAACTAAGGGTAAATCCCTAGAACAGATTTCAGGCGCTTTAGGCATTACCTATAGGACTTTGTGCAACTGGAGAGATTCTCATGAAGAATTTTTTCATGCCTTGGAGGAAGCCAAGATCCGAGAGATGATTTGGTGGGAAGAACACGCTCAGGCATACCTTGTAGAGCATAAGGATGGGGAAAGGCTCAATGTTGGTCTATGGTCTAGATCAATGGCTGCTAGATTCCCTAGGAAGTATTCAGAGCGCATCAAGCAAGAACTAACTGGAGCTGATGGCGCTCCTTTGCTCAAAGGTGTGGAAATAACCTTTGTAGAGCCTAATGCAAATAGATCAGCAGATTAAAGATGCAATTTCTAGGATAAAGTTTCCTAAGAAATTTGAGGCACTATTTAAGCCTGATAAGGTTCGCTACAGAATATTTTATGGTGGTCGAGGCGGTGCTAAGTCCTGGTGCTTTGCTAGAGCATTATTAGCCAAAGGAACTAATCAGCCCATGCGTATCTTATGCGCCAGGGAGTTCCAAACCTCCATTAAAGATTCGGTTCATAAGCTATTGTCAGATCAGATCTATGCTCTAGGCATGGAAACCTTCTATGAGATCACTCAGACCTCAATTAGGGGCAAAAATGGGACAGAGTTTATCTTTGTAGGCATTAAGAACAATACAAATAATGTAAAAAGTATAGAAGGAATAGATATATGTTGGGTTGAGGAGGCACAAAGCGTATCAGCTAATAGCTGGAATGTGCTTATTCCTACAATCCGTAAGCAAGATTCAGAGATTTGGGTCAGTTTTAACCCTGAATTGCCTACAGATGAAACTTGGAAACGCTTTGTTGAGAACCCTCCTGAAAGCTCAATAGTCGTAAAAGTAAACTGGAATGACAACCCTTGGTTTCCTGAAACCCTTAATCTAGAGCGTTTATCCCTAAAACAAAGGGATATGGCTGCTTACAACAATGTATGGGAAGGCGCTACAAGGAACACCATTGATGGGGCTATCTTTGCTAAAGAAATGGAAATGGCAGAGCTAGAAGGCAGGATTACGACTGTTCCTTATGACTCTACCAAGCCTTGTCATATTATTTTTGACCTCGGTTGGGCCGATAATACAGCAGCGTGGATTATCCAATTTGTAGGCTTTGAGATCCGAGTATTGAGATACTTTGAGGATAACCAAAAGACTATCCAGCACTATTTAAGTTTAATGCAAACCTTTGGCTATATGTATGACACTATTTGGCTGCCTCATGATGCTGCTGCCAAGTCGCTTGGAACTGGCAAATCCATTGAAGAAATAGTCAGAGCCACAGGAATGAAAGTGCAAATACTTGATCGAGTACCAGTAACCGACTCAATCAATGCTGCAAGAACTATATTTAATCGATGTTATTTTGATAGAAAAAATACCGAAGAAGGTTTAAACTGCCTAAGACATTATCGCTATGATGTTGATGAGCATGGAACTTTTAGCCAAAAGCCGTTACATGACATCTATTCTCATGGTGCTGATGCCTGGCGATATATTGGGCTTATGGTCAATGAACCTAAGAAACGCAAACCAGTTAAACAAAATTATGCCCTTGGGGGCAGTTGGATGGGCTAAATATGGCAGATTATCAGGATCAAGATTCAAGCGAAGATACAAGAATCAATGATGCAAAGAAGTTTTTAAATCTTTGCAATGATGTTGATTCCAACAATAGAGCCGAGGCTTTAGACGATGTTCGCTTTTGCGCTGGAGATCAATGGCCTGTTGATGTTCAAAACAGCCGAGTGCTTGAATCTAGACCTTGCTTGACGATTAATAAGGTTGATGCCTATGTTCGTCAGATCTGCAACCAAATCCGTCAGCAAAGACCTAGGATTAAAGTCCAAGGCATGAATAATGAGGCTGATGCTAAATTAGCCGACATTTTAAGCGGTGTTTGCCGTCATATTGAATATCAATCCTCTGCTGATGTGGCTTACGATACAGCCTCTGAATATGCAGTTAAGATGGGTTGGGGTTACTTCCGAGTAATGACTGATTACATTAGCCCTGATTCTTTTGAGCAAGAAATTTACATTAGACCGATTGATAATCCATTTACAGTCTATTTCGATCCTAATTCACAGCTTCCTGATGGATCTGATGCAGAGCGCTGCCTGATTACTACAGTTGTTAGCAAAAAGACATTTAGGGCTATGTATCCTGGCAAGAATGATGGACAAGGCTTTACTAGCAGAGGAACAGGCGATTCAGATGCAGAATGGGTTACTAAAGAAGATGTTCGCATTGCCGAGTATTTCTATACAGTTAGAACCCCTGCCAAATTAGTCCTGTTATCTGATGGAACAAGCGTATTTGATGATGAATTGCCAGCTCCTGAAGTATTAGCTAAAGCTGGTATTACTATTATTGAGAAGCGAGATACTTACAAGAAGCAGATTAAATGGTGCAAGCTAACAGCAATGGAGATCCTTGAGGAAAGAGATTGGGCTGGTAAATACATTCCAGTAATTCCTGTTTATGGTCAATCCTGCATTATTGATGCAAAGCACAAGAAATTTGGCTTGGTTCGGATGGCTAAAGATCCACAGCGTATGTATAACTACTGGACTACAGCTTTAACTGAATCCGTAGCTCTTGCTCCTAAAGCTAAGTGGGTTATGGCTGAAGGGCAAGATGAAGGTCATGAGAACGAATGGGCGCAAGCTAATATCAAGGCTATGCCTGTTCTGCGTTATAAGCAGACCGATACAGAAGGCAGACAAGCTCCAGCTCCACAGCGTTTGCAGCCTGAACCTCCTCCTGCTGGTATTGTTACAGCAACTCAAGGAATGTCTAACGACTTGATGACTGTCGTTGGAATCTATGATCCAAGCCAGTTGCCACAGGGCAATATGTCAGGCAAAGCTATTGCTGGTCAGCAGCAACAAGTCGATATGGTGAACTTTCACTACTATGACAATTTAACTCGTTCTATTGCCTATTGTGGTCGCATCATTCTTGATCTAATTCCTAAGATTTATGACACAGAGCGAGTAATGCGGATTATTGGCGCTGATGAAAAGCCTGAAATTATTACATTAAATCAAAGAGTTACAACTGAAGAAGGGGTTGAAAAGATCCTTAATGATGTATCAGTTGGTCGCTATGATGTAGTGATGGATACAGGCCCTGGCTTTGCTACTAAGCGTGGTGAAGCAGTAGAAGCCATGATGACTTTATTGGCTGCTGATCCTAATTTAATGGCTACTGCTGGAGATCTAATCTTCCGTAATATGGACTTTCCAGGCGCAGATATTATTGCTGATCGCATGGCAGCTACTAATCCATTGGCTCAAATTGATGAGAAATCAGACATTCCTCCACAAGTTCAGATGCAGTTGGCTCAGTCCAAACAGATGATCCAGCAGTTGCAACAGCAACTTGAAGCTATGGGCATGGATCTTAAATATGGTCAATCCGTTACTGAAACCAAGGAAAGAGCAGCTACAGCTCGTAAGCTCATGGATGTTACTGCTAGAGCGCACAATACAGAAACAATGGCTGAAGTTAAGGTTAATGACCAAAATACTCGCTCAATTACTAGCCAAAATAAGACTGAAATTGATGCGATTGTTAAGATGCTTATTGCCAATTTGGATACTTCAGCTATTAAAGCGGAGCTGGATCGCAGAAATGAGGAGCAATATGCCTTTGCTATGCAAGCTCAACAAGATATTAGCCAGGGAGCTAATCCTTTGGTAAATCAGCAACCAGCTACACAGCCTATGCCAGCAATGCAACCTCAACAACCTATGGAACAAGCTCCTCAACAACCACAACCCCCAATGCAAGGAATATAATCATGGCTATCGAAACAGTTACCTCAGAAAATCGTGAAGAATACATGGAAAAGAAACTAGCTGAAAAAGCTGGTAAAAAACCAATGAGTAAGGAAGATTTAGAGCGCAAAGCAAGATTAAAAAAATATGATGAAGAACAATTTAATCGAGTTAAAAATCATCCAAAGTTTGCAATGTTAAAAATTAAACTTGGTAAAAAAGGCGCAATGGATGCCCTTTTGCATCAACTCAACATGGGCGATAGTGAAACATCTTTGCCAAAGTAATATTGTTTTAAATAAGTTTTAGTGGTAAAAAAGAAGTGTTGTAAATCTACCAATGGATTCATTGGGTAAAATCTTGAGGAAATCTCATGTCAGAAGCACAAGTTGTAGAAACAAAACAAGCTAGTAATGTAGTAACTAGTGAAAATTTAACTGAATGGAACATGGATCGCTTAGGTTTAGCTACCGAAGAAGCTCCTACTGAGGCTGAAACAGTTGAGGAAACTCCTGAATCAGAGCCAGTAGCAGAAGAAGGTGAGAGTGAACAGGATCAAGAACCTGAAGGTAAGGCAACAGAGGAACGGAAACAAAATCCTAAACTTGAAAAGCGGTTTTCAGAGCTTACTAAGGCTCGCAAATTAGCAGAAGAAAATGCTGCTAAAGAGCGTGAGCAAAGAGAGCAACTGGAAGCTAGACTTAGGGAATACGAAGAACGGAGTAATCCACAGCAAAAGACTGCGGAAGATCCGATTGGAGTAGAGCCTAGGGCAGATCAGTTTGATGATGCTTTTGAATACGCAAAGGCATTAGCGGAATGGTCAGCAGAGAAAGCGTTGTATGACAGGGATCAGCAAGACTTAAATCGCAAAGCTGAAGAAGAAAGACAAAAAGTTCTAAAAACTTGGTCTGAGAAACTTCAAAAAGCGAAGCCAAATCTAGCTGATTTTGATGAAATAGTGAATTCTACTCAAGTTGTTGTAAGCAATGAAGTGAGAGATGCCATTATCGAGTCAGATGTTGGGCCTGAGATTCTTTACCATTTGGCTAGTCTAGATGGAGAAGAAGCTGAGAGATTCCAAGCATTACCTATGGCAAAAGCGCTTAGAGAGATTGGGAAATTGGAGGCTCGGTTTGAAAAGCAGGAAGCTGCTGAAGAAACTGCCGTTAGAAGTAAGCCTGTTGTTCAGAAGTCTAAAGCACCAGCTCCTCTCAGTCCGATTAGGGCTACTGGAAGCGCAATGGATACACCTATTGGCTCAGATGGTGAGTTTCATGGTTCGTTCCAAGCGTGGAAAGCAGCTCGAAAAGCAGGGAAGATCAGGTAAAACCCTAATTTCTTTAAAGGAAAAAGAAAATGAGCAATACTTTATTAACTATTTCCAAGATCACCAACGAAGCGTTGATGGTATTGGAAAACGAATTAACCTTCACTTCCGAAGTAGATCGTAACTATGATGACCAGTTCGCTGTAGTTGGTGCAAAGATTGGTAACACAGTCAATGTCCGTAGACCAGGTCGTTTCATCGGTACAACAGGCCCAGCTCTGAATGTTGAAGATTTCAACGAAACTTCAGTTCCTGTAACCCTTTCAACTCAGTTCCATGTGGATACACAATTCACAACTCAAGACTTAGCTTTGTCTTTGGATATGTTCTCTGATCGTGTTTTAAAGCCAGCAGTTGCAGCTATTGCAAACAAAATCGACTTAGATGGTTTGACAATGGCTAAAAATGCTACTTACAACACAGTAGGTACAGCAGGAACTCCTCCAACAGGACTAATCACCTTCCTAAACGCTGGTGCTTACCTTGATTCTGAAGGCGCTCCTCGTGATGGTCGTAGATCAGTCATTATTGATCCATTCTCAAGCGCAACTATCGTTGATAGCTTGAAGGGTCTATTTGTGCCACAAGAAGCGATTTCTACTCAGTATCGTAAAGGTCTGATGGGTCGTGACTCTGCTGGTATGAACTGGAAGATGGATCAGAACATTGTGAACCAAACTTACGGCTCTTTTGCTGGAACAGCTACAGTCAATGTGACTACAGCTACTGGCTTCTTGACAAGCGGTTGGGCTTCATCTGCAAACATCACTTTGACTTTGACTAACGCTGTTAGCTTGAATCAAGGCGATACATTCACCATTGCTGGTGTTTATGCAGTAAACCCACAAAATCGTCAGTCTTATGGTAAGTTGCGTAACTTTGTTGTGAACACAGCCGTTAGCGGTTCAGGTGGCACAATCACAGTCAATGTATCTCCTGCTCCTATTTCTGCTGGTCAGTTCCAAAACATCAGCGTAACAAGTTCAGGCGCACAAGCTGTAGCTTTCTTTAACTCAACTGGTACAACCAGCCCACAAAACATCCTCATGCACAAAAATGCGTTTACTCTTGCAGTAGCCGATCTTGAGTTGCCTGAAGGTGTTCATTTTGCTGGTCGTGCTTCCGACAAGGAAATCGGTCTGTCAATGCGTGTAGTTCGTCAATACACCATTAACAATGACTCTATTCCTACTCGTTTAGATGTTCTTTATGGTTGGGCCCCACTCTATCCTGAGTTGGCTTGCCGTATTGCATCTTAATTTTTGGACAAAGAAAGGAACTAAATCATGGCAAATCCAGGCCCAGCATCAACAGTATCAACAGTTTATTTATTCAACGGCAACGCAGCAGATGGTGTTTCCCTTGGTATTTCAACTGGAAAAGTTGGTTTTTATGGTGTAACTCCAGTAGTGAAAGCTGCTGCAATTACCACTATTGCAACTAACGCAACAGGCACAGCAATTTCTACAGCAGTTAATAGCATCATTACTGCATTGCAGAATATTGGTGTAACAGCCTAATTATGTTGTAAAACTAAGCCCATCCTCAAAAGGGGTGGGCTTTTTTCTTTTGTGAAGGAAAGAAAATTGCATATAACCATAGCTATTCCAGCCTATACAGGCTCAGTTTATATGGCAACTATGAGATCTCTTGTAAACGATCTTGTAATGCTAGTTTCTAGAGGTGATACATTTACCCTCATTGATGACATAGGAAGCGCTTATATAGCCGATTGTAGAGGCGCTATAGCCTCCAATTTTTTAAAGACAGAATCAGATTGCCTTGTTTTTGTCGATTCTGATGTAGCTTGGGAAAAAGGCGCTCTTTTAAGGCTTGTAGATCATCCTGTTGATTTAGTAGGTGGTGTTTATCCTTATCGAGTTGATGAATTAGGCTTTCCCATTAAATACCTTGAAAAAGAGGAGCTTTGGGCAGATCCTGAAACTGGACTTTTAGAAGTAGCTGCTATTGCAACAGGATTTATGAAGATTAGCCGTAATTGCTTAGAAAAATTGGTAGAAGCCTATCCTGAGCAATATTTCCATGATGGAGCTAAAGATAATCTGTTTTATGACCTTTTTGCCCATATTGCTGAAGGCGATAAGAAATACGGAGAAGATTATTCATTCTGTTTTAGATGGAGCAAAATAGGCGGTAAAGTATGGTGCGATCCTGAAATAAAAATGGGTCATACAGGAAATAAAACATTTGTTGGTCATTTTGGAAACTATTTGCGAAACCGATAATATACGATTAAACTTAGGTAGCCACAAACCCCTATATAAAGGATAAATCATGCCATCAACCACTCTTGCTCGTGGAAACGCTCTGCAAACTTTCTATGTTTCCCCTTCCATTACTCCAGCCGAAGTTGCTGCTAATATTACTGCTGCCCAAACATTTACTGTTCCTGGCTTATTGACAACCGATCATGTAACAGTTTCATCTGTTGCTGGACAAACTGCTGGTATTTTTGTTGCTGATGCTAGAGTTTCAGCAGCCAATACATTAAGCGTTCAATTTGGTAATTGCACAGCAGGCGCATTAACTCCTGTTGCTGGTTTTTACATTCTTGATGTTATTCGCTTTGAAGGCCCATTGCCTGCAACAGCAGTCTAATTAAGGATTAATCATGTCATTAACAACTGTAATCCGTCTAGTAGGAAGAACTACTGCCTTATCAGTTACAGCATCAGCTCATGCAGCCGTTACTGTTTCTGCTGTAGGTGGTAATGTTCTTAGCAACTATGCTTCATTCTTAAATGTTGGTGCAAACTCTGTAGCTATTGAAATTTCTCCAATAGGGATTACGGCTGTTACAGCTACTTTGCCTGTTGATGGAACAGTTGGCTCATATATTTTGCCTCCATTGATGACTAGACCTATTGTTTTGGCTGTTCCAGCTAATGATTTCCAAGTATCAGCTATTGGTTCAGCAGCAGGCCCTGCACTTGTATATATAACTCCAGTAAGCGATCAGTCTTAAAAACTGTTCTAGAAGGATGATTTATGACTAATCCAGCAGATTCATCTGTTCAGAATCTATTGCCTGTTCAGGCTTATTTCAATACGGATGGGTCATTTAATACTTTTATTGGTCAAGGTCAGCCGTTCTATGCAACGGCAAATCCTTTTCAATCAGGTTTAACGATTACCAATAGCACTTTAAATAGCAGTCCTATTGGTAATACTGCTCCTTCTACTGGTGTTTTTACTAACATCAGCACAACTACTGGAACAGTTGCAACTCAACCAGTAGGCGCAACAGATATAGTCAATTTATTGGCTTTACAGTCTTATGCTGCTGGAATTAGTTGGAAACAGCCTTGTGCGGTTGCAACATTGGCAAATATTACTTTGTCAGGCTTGCAAACCATTGATGGTTATACAACTTTAGCTGGTGATCGAGTATTAGTTAAGAATCAGTCAAATGCTGCTAATAATGGCATTTATTTGGCTTCTGCAACTGCCTGGACTAGGTCTTTAGATGCTAATTCATGGGATGAGCTAGTTTCTGCTATTTCTTTTATTGAATATGGCTCTCAAGCTGGTGGAGCTTGGTTCTGTACGGCAACTCCTGGCGGTACATTAGGTGTAACTGCGGTTAATTGGTCGCAATTTACTACTTCAGCAACTTATTCTGCTGGTACAGGATTAACTCTTACTGGCACAGTATTTAGCATTACTCCAGTTGGAACTGCTTCAACTTATGGTTCTGCTACTCAAACTCCAGTATTTACAACTAATGCAAGCGGTCAAGTTTCTAGCGTAACCAATACAACCATTACTCCAGCCGTAGGATCAATTACAGGACTTGGAACTGGTGTAGCAACTGCTTTGGCTGCTGGTGTAACTGGATCAGGAAACATTGTTTTAGCAACAAGCCCTACTTTAGTTACTCCAGCTCTAGGAACTCCAACTTCAGGCAATTTCTCAACTGGAACATTTACTTGGCCTACATTTAACCAAAATACTACTGGAACTGCTGCCAAGGCAACCAATTTAGCAGGAGGAGCTGCTGGTTCATTGCCTTATCAATCAGCTCTTGATACAACTACATTCTTGGCTGCTGGCACTAATGGTCAAGTTCTTACCCTGGCATCAGGTATTCCATCTTGGGCAACTCCTACAACAGGCACAGTAACCTCTGTAGGAGGCACAGGAACAGTTTCAGGCATTAGTTTAAGCGGTACAGTCACCACTAGCGGAAACCTTACCTTGGGCGGTTCTTTGGATTTGTCAGCTCCTCCTGCTATTGGTGGCGCTACTCCAAATACCATTACTGGCACAACAATTACTGCCAATACTAAGTTTGTAAGCCCTTATTTTGATGCGGCTAATTCGGCTGGTGGTTCATTAAGAAATGCTGGTGGAACTGCTTGCTTGCAATGGGGTGGCGGTGGCGGTGCAAATTTAACAGTTGATGTATCTGCTAATTTAAATGGTGCAAACGCACAGATTGACATTAGTCCAACTGGAACTGGTCATGTTCATATAAATCCTGCTGGATCAGGTTCAGTTGAAATTAAGCCTACAAGCGCTGGAGTAATGGATAACATGGTTATTGGTGGAACTACACCTTTAGCTGGAACATTTACTACATTAAGAATCAATAGCACTTTATCTTTGGCTGGATCAACTGGAACTGCTGGATATGTAGTTACTTCCAATGGTGCTTCAGCTCCTACTTGGCAAGCCCTTCCAGCCACAGGATTAGCGATTGTTGATGATACGACTACTAACGCAACTCGTTATGTCACTTTTACAAGTGCCACAAGCGGAAATATTACAACTGAAAATGTCAGTTCTACCAAGTTGCAATACAACCCTTCAACTGGTGCTTTAAGCGCAACTAAATATTTTGGCGATGGATCTTCCTTAACTGGAATCGTATCAGGCGCAACAATTAGCAACGATACGACTACTGCAAGCAATCTATACCCTTTGTTTTCTTCTGCTACAAGCGGAACTCCAACAACGATTTATACAAGTAATGCAAAGTATTTGTATAAGCCAAGCACAGGCGATTTATCTGCAAGCCAGGTAGTAGCTTCTAATGGTTTAGTTCTTAATAGTGCTACTGTATCGGCAAGCTACACAATAGCCACAGGAAACAATGCAATGAGTGTTGGCCCTATGACAGTAGCAAGCGGTCAATCAGTTACAGTAAGTTCAGGTCAAAGGTGGGTGGTTCTATGAGTTCAGTTGTAATTTCAGGCGATACATCAGGTGCTATTACTTTAGCTGCTCCTGCCGTTGCTGGTACTAATACCATTACACTTCCTGCAAGTACAGGAACAGTATTAACTACTGGTAGCCCACAATCAGGCGGTGTTATCCAAATGGTTAATGTAACTAAGACAGATGTATTTACAACTACTTCTACTTCTTTTGCTGATGTAACTGGTTTAACTGCAACTATTACACCTAAATTTTCAACAAGCAAAATCTTAGTTATGGTTAGTTTTTGTATGTCAGCCAATAGTGGTGCTGGTTATCCTTTTGCAAGAGTTTTGCGTGGCTCAACTGCAATTTATGTTGGTGATGCTGCTAGTAATAGAACTCCAGCTTTAAGTAACGCAGTCGGCTATAACTCTGATAATGCTTATATTGTCCCTATTTCAGCACAATTTATAGATTCTCCAGCCACAACTTCTGCAACAACTTATAAAGTTCAAGCGTTACAAACTGCTGGAAATACTACAAGAATTGGTGCAACTGGTGACGATACAGATAACTCTACTAGAATTAGAACTGCATCATCTATTGTTTTATTGGAGATTGCCGCATGATTGATTATGCACTTATACTTTCAACACACTATGTTGGAAAACAATGGTCATTAAATGGCGATTCTTATGATGGTTTGGATTGGTTAGATTCTTCACCAAAGCCTACTAAATCAGAGCTTGATGCTTTATGGGTTTCTACAAAAGCACAAGCAGACCAAGCTGAAGAAAATAAAATAACAGCAAGGGCTTCTGCACTAGCTAAACTAACTGCACTTGGCTTAACTGCCGATGAAGTTAAAGCTATATTAGGGGTAGCATAATGGCATCTATAATCTCTGCTGGTACTTCTGCTGGAACTGCCATAGCAATTAGTGGTGATACTAGCGGTAATCTTTCGTTTCAAACACAAGCTGGTGCAAATACTATTACTGTTCCAAACGCATCTGGAGTTGCTATGGTATCAGGCAATATGCCAACTTTTTATGCTTACAATTCTGCTGGAAGTCAAACCGTAACTGCTGCTACATTTACAAAAATAAATTTAGCAACAGAAGTATGGGACACAAACAATAATTTTGCTTCTAGTAGGTTTACTCCAACAGTAGCCGGTTACTATCAGCTTAATGGTTCTTTTTCTGTTGAAACAGTAGGAACTGTAACTAGATTTATGATTTCACTTTATAAAAATGGTTCTGAATATATAAGAGGTATAGATTCTATCTCTACTGGAAATGTTGTTACTGCTTCAGTTATTGTTTCTATGAATGGGACAACTGATTATATTGAGTTGTATGGATGGGTAAATGGAGCTGGAACACTTGGGTTTAGGGGTGGTTCAGATGCAAATATATATACTTATTTTCAAGGCTGTTTACTGAGGGCATCATAATGAATTTATTTGAAAAAATAATGGCTCTATATCCTAGCCTTAAAGAAAAAGATTTTATGACTGTAATCATCCTTCAAAACGATTCAGATGGCAAAGGTGACTATATAGCTAAGTGGGAACATCCAACATTGTCTAGACCTACACAGGAGCAATTAGCATGACAATGATTATTAACGGGACTACTGGTCTTACATTTAACGATAACTCTACACAAACTACTGCTCCAACACTTGTTTATGGAGTTGAATATTTAGTAGTTGCTGGTGGTGGTAGCGGTGGTGGTCGAAATCTTGGTGGCGGTGGTGGAGCTGGCGGTGTCTTGTATGGCACAAACTTTTCTTTAATTAAAGGAAATGTTTACACAGCAACTATTGGTGCTGGTGGTGCAGGAGTTGGCGGTTCAGACGGATTATATGGAAATGCTGGAGTTGGAAGTTCTTTTGCAAGCATTTATGCTGATGGCGGTGGTGGTGGTGGATATGGAGTTCCACCTAATTCTGGTGGCTCTTTATTAAATGGTCGCATGGGTGGTTCTGGTGGTGGTGGTGGTGGTGTTGATACTGCTCCGGGCGGTGCTGGTGGCGATAGTATTTCTTCACAAGGAAATCGTGGCGGTAATGGAGCTGCCGCAGCCTCAGGGGGTGGCGGTGGCGGTGCTGGTACTGTTGGAACAAATGCTAATGGTAATGGTGGTGCTGGTGGGTCAGGCTACGCATCAAGCATTACTGGTTCTTCCGTAACTTATGGCGGTGGTGGTGGCGGTGGAGGAAATTCCACTCGAGGTGCTGGTGGTTCTGGTGGCGGTGGTCAAGGTGGAGCTGGAAACCCCGGTTCAGGTCAAGCATCAGGAACGGCAAATACTGGTGGTGGTGGTGGTGGAAATGGTGGATATAGTACATCTGGAACATCAGGGTCAGGCGGTTCTGGAATTGTAATTCTAAAAATATTAACTTCACAATACACAGGAACAACTACAGGCTCTCCAACAATTACTACTAGCGGTTCTTATACTATTGTTAGCTTTACTGCTTCAGGGAGTTATACAGCATGAGTCATTTTGCTAAAGTTATAGATGGTGTTGTTTCACAAGTTATTGTTGCCGATAAAGATGTTATTGATAGCGGTATGTTTGGCAATGGATGGATTCAAACTTCATACAACACACATGGAAATAAACATTCTTTAGGTGGTACTCCTTTGCGTGGTAATTATGCTGCAAATGGTTATACCTATGATTCAGCAAATGATGTTTTTTATTCACCAAAACCTTATAACAGTTGGTCATTAAATCAATCTACATGGTTATGGGAATCCCCAATACCGTATCCTACTGATGGAAAAAAGTATATGTGGCATGAAACAACCACATCTTGGTTATTGGCTGAATAATGAGCGACCAAATAGAACGTATCGCCGTGTTAGAAGCTGAAGTAGAAAAGCTACAAGCCAGTCAGAAAGAGATACTAGACTGTATTCATGCAGTGCGTGATGAGATGATGCGTTATAAAGGTTTTCTAGGTGGGGTAGCTTTCTTAGCTTCTGGTATTGGTATATTCTTGACTCTGTTCAAGGATTGGATTTTTAAACACTTCGCTTAAGGTAATATGCGTTCACACTCAGTAGGTGTCAATTTAGTAGCAAACACCAAGACTAACTTGTTCACTGTCCCTACAAGACAGATAGCTAAATGGTCTTTAGCGCATATTAGCAACCACACAGGCTCTAATAAATATGTCAGTTTGTGGTGGTACGACAAAAGTGAGAACACAGAAGTTGTCATTATTGACCAATATTCATTAGACGCTAGAAAGATATTACAATTTGGTGGTTCAGGATTATATGTATGTTTAGACGAAGGCGATGAGATTCGGGTTACGTCAGAAACAGGTTCATCAATGTCAGTCACTATTACAGTAGAACTTGACCAACGAAGTACTGTACAACAATTTAATTAAGGACTCAATATGAAGATGGCTCAAAAACAAGCTAAAGTAGGTAAAGTTATGTCTGAATACAAAGCGGGTGGTCTACACAGCGGCAAGGGTGGTCCAGTTGTGAAATCTCGTAAACAGGCTATCGCAATCGCTATGTCGGAGGCTAAGATGCCTAAGCCTAAGATGATGAAGAAATCTGCTAGTAGAGGTCGATAATGAAACAAGGACTCTATGCCAATATCGCAGCCAAGAAAGCTCGTATCAAGGCTGGTTCAGGTGAGAAGATGCGTAAAGTAGGTAGCAAAGGCGCTCCCACTGCTCAAGACTTTAAAGACTCTGCTAAGACTGCAAAGAAGAAGAAATAATGCCTAAGAAAGCGTTTCAGAACCCTGAAGGTGGTCTCAATCAAAAAGGTAGAGACTACTACAATAAGACTACTGGTTCTAAGCTAAAGCCACCAGTATCGGCTAAAGAGGCTGCAAAGTCGCCTAAAGCTGCTGGTAGACGAAAGAGCTTTTGCGCTCGAATGGGCGGTGTTGCAGGTCCTATGAAGGATGAAAAAGGCAGACCTACTCGTAAAGCACTAGCATTAAAAAAGTGGGATTGTTAAAATAATTGTTGACACATAGTCAAAACTGTGTTACACTAAGGAAAATATGGCATCTAAAAACTACCTAGAACTCACTAACGAGGTGTTAATACGACTGCGTGAGCCAGAGGCTTCCTCAGTGTCTGATAACGCCTATGTTAAGCTCATTGCTAAATATATCAATGATTCTAAGCGTCAAGTAGAAGATGCGTATAACTGGAATTCATTATCTGAGACATTGTCTGCCACAACGGCTACGGACATCTTTAACTATGTCTTAACAGGTACAGGTCAGCGTTTCCGTGTGATTGATGTCTTAAATGACACTAGCAATACTGTTCTACAGAACGCTACTACTCATTGGATGAATCGGATGTTTTTGTTAGGTTCTACCAATAAGAATTCACCAATGTACTATAATTTTAATGGTACAAACACCAATGGCGATACACAGGTTGATTTATTTCCTATTCCTGATGGTGTGTATGATATTCGTTTCAACGTCATTCGTCCACAAGTAGAATTAGCAGCTAACTCAGACAAACTCTTAGTTCCACATGAGCCTGTAATTCTTGGTGCTTTGGCTAGAGCGCAAGCTGAGCGTGGTGAAGATGGCGGTGTACAGTCTGCTGAGACATACGCACTATTTAAACAAAGTTTATCAGATGCAATTTCGTTAGAGTCTTCACGCTATGTTGAAGAATCTGAATGGATTAGCGTATAATGGCTGGAATACTACAGACCAATTCCATTGCTGCACCGGGATTCTATGGACTAAATCTCCAAGAATCAAGTATTACTTTAGCTTCTGGCTTTGCACTTAAAGCACAGAACTGTGTTATTGATAGATATGGTCGTATTGGTGCAAGACGTGGTTGGACACCTTTAAATACTACCAATGCAGATTTAGGTTCTAATCCTATTGAAGCCATGATGGAAGTGGTTGATGGTGGTGACAACACTATTATCTCTGCTGGTAACAATAAGTTATTTACTGGTCGGGCAACATTAACACAGAAGTTAGTTCGTAATGCCACTAACTCAGGTAACGCTACTTACACCATTACTGCTAACAACTGGCAGATGGCTGCGATGCCTTATGGCGATGTAAACGACTTTCAGCCTCATGCTTATTTAGCTCAAGCTGCACATCCAATGTTGGTATGGCATGAGTTACCTACATCGGGTGGTTCAGGACACGCTCACGATTCAGGTACTTTTGGATTTCAACAAGTTGGAGACATTGGCACACTACCAGCAAACCACACTACTGCTAGTTTTAAACCTAACACTGTATTGTCTGCTTATGGACGTATCTGGGTAGGTAACATTACTGGTGATACACAGACTGTCTATTTTAGTGACTTATTGCGTGGTACAGACTTTACAACAGGTTCCGCAGGTTATTTAAACCTACAAGAAGTGTTTCCTAATGCAGATAATGTTGTTGCTCTTGCAGCACATAATGGCTTCTTAGTTATCTTTGGGCGTAACAACATTGCTATCTACGCTAACCCGATTGATACAGGTGCATTAGTTTTACAAGACATTATTTATAATGTTGGTTGTCTGTCAAGAGACTCGATTCAAAACATCGGCACAGACTTAGTGTTTTTGTCTAATTCAGGTGTTCGTAGCCTTGCTCGTGTCATTCAAGAAAAATCGCTTCCAATGAACGATATTTCTAAGAATGTTCGTGATGATTTGATGGCTAACGTATTCTCCGAAGCTGACTTAGGTAAGATTAAAAGTATTTATCACGAGAGAGATGCTATTTATTTGTTGTCTTTACCTACTACCAAGTTTGTCTATTGCTTTGATACTCGCTCCCGTCTAGAAGATGGTTCAGCTAGAGTAACTATTTGGGATAACTTAGAACCCAAGTCTTTTTGTATTACACAAGCTAAAGAACTATTGATTGGTAAGACATCTTACATTGGTAAGTATTTTGGGTTTTCAGATAACGGTTCCACTTATCGCTTACAGTACTACACTAACTACTTTGATTTTGATGCTTCTACAAAGCTAAAGATTTTAAAGAAGATTGGTTGGGTTCTTATTGGCGGTACAAACCAATCTGTAGCAGTTAAGTGGGGTTTTGATTACACTGAAAGTTATAACGCTACTACTTACGTTCTAGACACCGCTGTTGTCTACGAATACAACATTGGTGAATACAATATTGCTGAATACTCTTCAGGCATTGTATTAGATAGATTCTCTG